TGCCCCATTAAAGTTCAAACCCTATTTTCATTAGTACGCACCTTTTGCAATCCTATTACCTCAATCTAATCAAAAATAGAGGGCTATACATTGTATAACCCTCATTCAAAATTAACACATATCTGATGACAGTTCAGCGGTAAAAGCTGGTATAACCACATTCTCTAAGCCGCTTGTTGGATAATTACCCCCGTCTAAGCATACAAATGATAATATTATTTTTCTGTTAATAACGTTAAACCTTACGCTCATAGCTCTGTTTTGACCGTCACCGAAATGTCCAAAACACGTTGTTGTAAAACGGCAACCATTATAACTATCATCACCACAAATATAACCTTTATCAAATGTAAAAGCTTCTAAATCAGCACCACCATAAACATCTAAGGTTATAGGGTTTGTAATGTTAAATTTTAAAGCATCAAACCCCCAGTGTTTAACATTGTTATACATCCACTGTATTCCTGTGTATTTTGTACCGCCAAAAGGTGTAATTTTATTTGTACCTTTAAATTCAAACCCATAATACTTTTTAACTACAGATACATTACCACCGTTTATAGCTGAAAGTAAGTAACTAGCCAATAAGTTTTGACCTGTTTGTGTGATGTGAATATTGTCACTTCCAAATAGAGATAAGTCGTGCAGTATGAAATTGCAATTATCAATGAATCTTGCGCCGTAATTTCCACATCTACTATAAGCATCTTTTACACCGCTTATAATATATGGTTTAGCGTTCATTTTGCACCCAATCATACCAATTGATATTTGAGCGTTAGGAAATCTGCCTTTACAATAATCACAAAATATCTCAATCTGTGCTAATAGCGGGTTTATGTTATTGTAATCAAAACTACCATGTGCATCGTTATCGCCACCAAACACATAAATATCTGTAATAGAGTTGTCGTCAGGTGTAGTCAATTTTTTCATTGCTTCAATCCATCTAAATGCTGTTTCTGGCACATTAAACCCAAAGTTATTTCCACCACATATGAAGAAATTAGTACCTGTTGTTAGTCCCATTTTCTGCCTAATGATTTCAGTGAATCCTGTCACATGTCCATCTGGGTTCGTCCCGATACCAATACTATCGCAAGCAATAATAATTTTACGATTAGCACGGATCCCCTCAATTCCTTTAATTTTTTCAATTTCTTTGTTGATCTTTGTGATATCACCGTCAACTGCTGTAAAATTATCATTTGTTTCTTTTTTAAAATCTGTAATAACTTTGTTTGTTTGTTGTTCAAAATCTGTAAGAGCTTTGTTTGTTTTCGTAATTTCATTAGAATTTGCAGTGATATTGTTAGCATTAGTTGTGATATTTTTTTCAGCTTCTGAAATTCTAGTTGGAATTGTAGTTGTTGATTCATTTTCCACCATAACTTTATAGGAGCTATCTGCATTAACTGTTTTCATTGTAATGGTGTCATAGAAACTATCACCGGTTGCAGGCATCGAATAAACTAAGTTAGCATCTACAACAAAATCAGTGCCATGAAAAATTTTCTTATCCGCTTTACTTTCTTCGTATTTGCGATAAATTTTTACATTATTATTACCATAAGCCTGTTTACTATTGTAAGAGTAATTATACATTACATTTACAACATTATTTTCACCACTAATAATCAAAGGATCTTTAACTTCTTTATCGAGAATACAGTTGTCAATGATAGAATTATCACACCCTACATTTAAGAACGTTTTCCCTTTAACATCTGATATAGACTTAAACATAGAGTTAGTAAGTCTAATACCTGTCCCAGTTAAGTTAACTGATTCTACAACTGCACTTTCAAAATAACAATTAGAAATGTCAGACTGTACTTTAGAATTTAATTTTACTAATGTATAACCATCAGTAAAGAAACAATTACTAATAGAACAGCTATCGCAATTAACATCAATAATGTCAACGTTGTTAACTTGTATATCGCCATTACCGTCAAATCCTAACCCTGTTAATGAAAGATTAGTTAATGTGCCACTAATGATTGCTTTTTTAACTCCACCTCTAATCACTAATCTAGTATTATATCTATCTTGACCGTACATTGATAAAGTATCATGTAAAGTTAATTCACTAACTAAGTATGAACCGTTCGGAAAGAATAGTGTCATTCCCTCATGTCCCGAAGCGTAGTCAATACAAGCTTGAATAGCTTGTGTATCATCTGCTGTTCCATCACCACTTGCAGGTTTTAACCCACTAGGCGGAAATTTAACGTTAAGGTTATAATTAGCTAAAATTTGTGCTATAATAGCGTTAATGTCACCACTTTCAATGTATTCCTTAATCTTCTTTTCAATATATTCTGGAATACCGTTTTGAGCTGTAATAACTTCGTTAAGTTTGTTACAAATTTTACATAATTGTTCGTAATAGCTTAAGCTATCGTCGTAAACCAGTGGTAGCACCTTTTGACAATAAAAACGCAATGTCTTTATAGTTTCGTCCATTATAAATTCCTCCTTTTACCATAGTACAAAAAATAATTCGTCAAATTCTTTAATAACCTGCATGTCAATATTCAAGAATGTTTCACGGTATTTCATAATTAACGAACTGTAATTTTCTGAATTTTGCTTGCCAACAATAGTTTCGATATAATCTTCTGTAGTGTCAATATTACCGCTACTCTGTTCGCTATCTTTATAGGTACTACCACTTTTCTCGGTAGAATTACCACTCATACTCTCATTCCCACTATTTGAAGTGTTAATTTTTCTAGCGTCTGTCAGATAGGTCTGGTTATCAACACCAACTAAACCACCCTGTGGTGTATCACTGAACAAGTTCTTTTCTTCGCCGTTTGCACTACTATTCTTATTACTACTTGTTGTCTGTGTGTTGTTAATATCTCTACTTCCATTTCCGGTTCTATTGTCTGTACTTTTTTCGTTTTCAGTTCTATTATGCTTTCTAGTTAACTCAACATCATGGAACGGATCAAACTTTAACTTAGCACTTTCATATAACTGATTGTAGTATGGCATAATTTCTTCTAACTTAGTGTTAACCCAAAGTTTCCATAGTCCTACAGTTTCACAACAAATCTCTCTTAAATAATAATGCTTTAAGATTTTACAACAAAGTATCTTTCTATAATCTTCATCAAAGAAAGGAACTTTACTGGTAAAAATCTTGTTCCATGATTTTGATATAACTTCATCTACCGAGTTAAACCCAACACTTTCATCTAACCCACTATCAGTTTCACATATATACCTAACTTCTGTTGTGTATTTACTCATTTCCTGCACCACCTATCGTATCTGCACCTGGATCTTCTGGTTGATTATCGTCACCAACCTGCTGAAAATCTTCACGATAATTGACTTCGATATTTGTACCGAACATTTCATTTATTTTTTCAACAGCTTGCCTTCGTGTTTCTAACCTACTATATCTGCTAGCAATTGTGCCACCTTGGTTACGTGTAACTTCATCGGTTATCAATCTTTCTTTCTTCTGAATATTGATATTACTGATACCTAGATAAGTTAATGCTTCATTCCATATCTGTGTTTTTAACTGATACAACTTATCACAAACATATGGCGCGTTAGTGCTAAGTGCTTTCAATGCGTTAATATCCAGATTCTTGTCGCCAAAAATAAAAGGTGCGTTTCCGTCATACTCTTTATATAAATTCAAAAGAGCAAGTCTTTGTTTCTCATTACCTAATACCAACACGGGCGTTTTCTGTGCATTTGCATTGACATCAATAATTCTATCAATATTGTACAATCTTCGTGCAAACATTTCAACATCAAGAATACTGTTGCTGTGTAAATAATTATTCCAGATAATAACACTGTTATTATATTTTAGCAACTTCTGGTAATTATTATAACCACTGTACGCACGTCTAAGTAAAGGGTTACCATACACATCAAGTCTACCATTAACGATACAGTCCAAACACAAGTCACCTATTACTTCGTCTTTGAAATAGACCATGCATCCCGTTTCAAATAAATGTAATTCCAGATATCTTGCGTCAACTGTTTTTGGCAGGTTCTTCCATTCAAACATGGATATAGCCAGTTCTGTTAACCTGTTCAAATACTGACGGTAAGTAAAATTATTCAGTATCATACTTTCGTCAAAAATGTCATGCTTTCTTCGTCCCACTTTATCACCACCTTATTATACTGGACTATTGTCTAGGTCATATCTACCAACTTCATACCCATGTTTCCAGAATGTTACACCATTATCATAGATACTGCATATCTTTTTCATATCATCAGACGGCACACTTCCTGTCATTGTAGCACTAACAGTTTTCACATAGTTCCAATGCGGTCTACTGTTACGGTTAGGAATTTTTACTCTCTTAGTTGCATACCCAAACTTAGTAAAGAAATCGTCAATCATTCTTGCATACTGATGACTTACACTGATTCTACCGCCCCAAAAAGTTTTCTTTCCACTTGCAACATCAACGTTACCACTATGGATATTCCCTCTTGCCACGTCAGCCGCAATAGACGCTTTATACCCCTGCGATAAAAGATTCATTACAGTTCCAACTCCTGCTAGTACCCCTAGTGGTGGAAAACTTACACCTAAAGCAGACAATCCTAGAGCAGATGCACCTGCCGTAGCTGTGGTTGCTAATGGGAGTGCGTTCTGTGCTAGCCATGCTTTGAAAGAATCAGTAGACCAACTGCACATTGGATAATCGTCAAGTATCAATGATTCACCGTTAAGAGTTGTACCAACCTTACTGCCCTTGTACCCGTTTGGTCTTAATGCTACTTGTACTGGCATTGTAACTGGAACATCAACGTGAAGTGCTACAGTTAAATTGTTAAAAAATTCATATCTAAAACTGGCAGTAGATTTTCCGTTTTCTACTGATAAATAGTTATATGGGTAAGTGTACAGTTTATTGTTTTTAGGTTTGTACCCGTCAATAGTATCATTTGTTGTCAAGGCAGGAACAGAAATGTCAAACCCATAAGCACCTTTTGAAAACAGTAATTGCAACCCGTCATCTGGAATAGCTTTACCAGTAGCGATAACAGGACACATATAAAGTCCAACAATTGCATCTGGCTTTTGGTTATAGCTTTGCAATTTTTTGGTCAACGCGGTAACGCCTTTCTTATCTACGTTATACGCAAATAATGTACACCCACCGTAAATACCGTCATATAGTGTACCGTCTGGGTCTTCTGCCGTGTCACATACCATGCATATAATACACAATGGGTCAAGAACTTTAGTTAATTTACCATACCCATTATATACATACTCACCAGTGTCAAGGTTCTCTGGTATAATGTTAGCACCTATCTGGTCACTTTCTGAGTGTTCTCTTTCAACAAAACAATAATCTGGTGAACAGTCAAATAACCACGTTTGCATAACATCAATTTCAAAACTGATATTAGATGTAACATCATTCACATATTCAACACTTGTGATAAAGGCATAGAACCATTTATTCCCATAAGCTGAATTTTGAAACATCATGTAGTTGCAATCATAAAGACTGTCAGCTTTAATACCGACTCTTGCTACACCTCTTTGTACTCTTTGATAACTATAGTTATTCATATTGTACTTAGTCAATCCACTAAAATAGCTGTACTGTGCGCCTGGACTGTCAAACCATAATGTATGATCATATGTTGTATCTAGTGGCACATCTTTTAGTAACTTTATATTAGTCTGAGGATATATATACATAATAAATTCCTTTCTAACTGATGTGTGGCAGTAACTTAATACCACCACACATCCTTATCATTACCCTTTATCTAATGTAATATCTGTACCAACAGTTGTAGCACCAGTAATAGGTGTAGCGGCTGTATACTGTGTACCGTTAATCTCTGCTACCAGTGTAATCTCTGTAGCAACCTGACTGTTAGGAATCATAATACCACCATAACGCTGAACTGCGATACCTGCTTTGGTTAACGCTTCTGTCTGGATAAAGTTAACGTTATGTGGCTCAAGGCTCTCTCCGTCTAAGTCTGGACTGATTGTAAATACTGTAGCTGTATCACTTTCGTCCTTAGCGTCTACATGTGCTGTGATTGAAGCAGGTAATGTAATTGTAGCGCCATCTGTTACAAACACGCAAGCATTTGCAAACGGGGAATTGGAAACAGTTTTCCATGTGTGGTAGAAATAATTCCAGTACAAGCCTGATGCAACATACTTCTCTGTGAATTTGTTATTGTTGTCATAAACCTGAAACCAGTTCTCGTCCAGAATAACAGCTTTAACATTTTTCATCAGTGCAAGTTCAGCAGTAGTAACTTCTTCGATACCGTCAGAATTAGCTCTGATGATGTCAAAACGTTCATTGTCGAACTCTGACCAATTATCAATGAGGAACAATCTGCCCATAAAATCCGCTTTGTCCATATTGAAAGCACTTGCAAGCACATTCACATCATACTGTGCATTGAACATAGCGTCCATGAAAATAACCTGTCTTTCTTTTGGCGTGTTCGTTTTAACACCTGCTTCATTGAACTCACTTGACATGAATGGTAATAAGTTGGAAGTACCTCTGAACTGAACAGCACTTTCTGTAAGTACTTTGCCAGTACCGATTGAGATTGGATTCACTCTACCATGACTGATTGCTTTAATCAACAGGTACTTAAAGAGCAGGAACTCGTCGTACTCTGCACCTGTGTAAACTGCATCAACAATCTTAGCAATAAGGTTCTGTACACCATCAATACTAAGAAATGCCTGTCTTAAATCTTCGTCCTGAATGGTTACTGGGTACATTACACGCCAGTTCATTACGTGAAATGCTGAGCGAACATCCGGGATACTTCTCTGGAACTCTCTCTTCGGTGCTTTTTCTGCACTAAAGTCTACCGCTTTTGCAATTGATACAAAAATATCTTCTACAGTTTCGCCGTATTCAAGATATCCTTTTTTAAGAATTGAATACGGATTGTTAAAGTTTGCAGACTGCACACGCACGATAGCGATTCTGTTTACAAGTGCGTTAATAAACTGGTTTGCAAAAGCAGGCGTACCGTAGATAACTTCTCCTACTTTGGGAATGTCACTTGCTTTTGCAACAGCAGGTACGTTCTGCTGATAATCATATGAAGCGTTCTGCCTGATAACGTTCATAATGTCAATTGTAGACGCATTAAGCGTACTATTAGCAATTCTTCTAGCCATCTTTTAAATCTCCTTAAATAAATCTGAAAATGTCCTCGGGGTATTATCTAGTTCTGGTTTTGGGTCTGGTTTTGGTGTTAGTTCTGGTTCATCTGAGAAAAATCTTTCTGTGTATTTCTTTCTCCAGTTCGCATCGTTTTCTTCATACTTGCTTTTCCAGTCTGTGCCGTCACCTTTTGCTCTTTTTTCAAAGTCATCAAGTGTGTCGGTAAAGTCCTCTAAAAACGATATGGATTCATCATCAGGATTTTCTCCTAACCTTGCTTTGAAACTTTCCAGAATTTCTTCTCTAGTTTTTACTGCCATCTAATCACCTCCTTTCAACTTAATAATGATATTTTAGCATCATCCAAACTGGTATTGATTTCTTTTTTGTAGTGTGTGTTCCACCACCTCCACCACCTGCCGACAAGAATCTGTAAATAAGAACGGCGTTGTTGAGTCTTTCGTCGACTGATAAGAACTCATTTTTTGAAAACCATTTGTTGATTGAGGTGTCATTAGCGTGTTTAGTAATAAAGTCATAGCATTTTTCTGCAAAGGTTACACGAAAATCCCATGTGTGGTCGTGTATTCCTTCCCAACCTACGTTAAAAGCATGAGTTAATTCAGCTAAATCTGTACTACTGGAAGTAAGAAAATCTGTTAACGTAGCATATTGACTAGCTTCATCTCTGGAATACCATACATTTTCATGAATTAAATAATTTAACTGTCCAACACCATCATCGTCGTTATATCCATTTGATTGAAGCCATTCATGCAACTTATAAAGTCTACCGTGTGTATCTCCACCAGTGTTTGTCCATTGTCCTAGTCCAAAACCAACATTTAAAGCGGTAAATGAACTAACATTCTGTCCTTCCCACATACCAGGGTTTACGCCACTTTCCTGCCACATATTACCACATATTGCTGATACAACGTATGCACTACATCCGTAACCGGTTGCACCACCTTCGCCATATCTGAATAAACGCGGGAATGATGTTTCGTAATTTTGATTTCCAGTTGTTGATCCTATGCTAACCTGATACTCTAGTGGTGCATTGTCTGTGTGCGCACCCATGAACACTCCTTTTCCTTTGCCACCTTTGTAGCACATTTCTGTATGGGAAACTGAAAGACCAATGTCACCAGGTAAGTATTCACCACTAGCATCAACTTCTTTGAAACCTAGTGAAAGTAAAACATCTGCTTCTGTGTAAGTTGTGAAAGCGTTATATTTTGGTGCGTAGTTAGGTGTTGTAAATCCACCTGCTAAGAGTGCGTAGTTTATGAAAGAACTGCAATCGTAATATGTGATACCGCCTACGGTCTGGGCGTTTCTATATGCCTGACTGTATCCCACGTTAGGGGCATTACACGTTTCGATTGCCCATGAATAAGCTTTGTTGATGTCCGGCATGAAATTATCCTAACATCTGGTTAACGAGTTTTTGAACCTCGTCGTAATTGTAACCTGCTTTTTCAAGTCTGTTTTTTCTTTCTTTTCCTACACCCCATACACCTTTAATAACTTCTCTTGCAACTTCGCCGTTCGACTTGTAACCACCTTTTGTAAAGAGTCCATTTACATAACTTTGTACTTCATCATAATTATAACCTGCGTTTTCTAAGAGTCTTTTTCTCTCATTACCTACACCCCATTTACCTGCAATAACCTGCTTAGCTATTTCTTCAACCGTATAAGCTTTATTGGTGTTATTGTTTGCACCAGTAAATCTCAAGTGTAAATCCCAACCGAGATAATAATTATAATAGGAAGTGATCTGAATTTCTTTACCTGTCTGGTCACCAGTTTTACCGCCTGTGGCTGTTCCTTTTTCGTTAATTGACGCTTCAACTATCTGGCTTTCATTGATACTCATACATACGTGGTTTCCTCTGTTTAAATGAATGTCACCTGCTTTCCATGGTGCTTTGCAATCTACAAAACCTGCTTTTCTTAACTGTGATTCTAAGTTGCCAGTCCATGAATATGGCGATATAGCAAAACCTGCATAGTATAATGCTGTTCCTACCAGTGAACTACAGTCATAATCTGGACCGTTTCTGTGCTGTTGGTCATAACCATGAATATTGTCCTTTGCTGTGTTAATCATGAAAGAAACAGCTTTGTTGATATCACCCATTTGTTACACCTCTCTTATTCAGCAATAATTGTTTCAATCATGTAAGCTACTGCACAAGAGTGTTCAATAATACAACCCCTAGCATTTTCCCAACCTTTAGCAAAATATACTAAATCTGCTGTTGATAATAATTCAATAGATTTACCTATAAACCATAATGGTTTTGCATCATGTGGAGCTGATTTAAAGAAAGAATCAATAACTTCAAATGGCTCGTCTACTGTTTCACTGATCTTTGAAACAATACTTAATCGCTCTTCTTCTATTTCTTTATCTGTTTTTCCGTTCATTGGTTGTGAAATAAATACTCGTAACATTTTAATTTTCCTTTCTGGTGTTTGAAATGTGAAAAAGTTCCATAAGTTTGCCCGGTAAAAGGTCTGAGTTGATTTTAGATATGTTTTCAAGTATTGAAACTAGCTCGGTTGTGCATACATAAAGAACAATAACTGGTAATATTGCTACACCTAGTTTGAACCCTATAACACCACCGTATCCATCAACTAACCACGCCGTAAAATAACAGAAAATAAAACCCACTTTTTTGAAAAGACCATCACGTAGTTTAGCGGATTTAATGTCTTTATTTTTTATGGCTGACACGAGACCAGTTAGTATGTCTAGGGCGTTAAACCCTAACGCTACAAAGATTGGATATAATTTTTCCATGGGATCTCCTTTCTTATTTAATTCAATTTTATTATATCACACTACTTGCGAAAAATCAATAGGTGTGGTATAATTAAGTATGGAAAGGAGATTTTTGATATGTCAAAATATTATGACGGTACTAAATTATTGTCAATGCTAGATATCAATGGTAACAAACCAGAAATCTATATGGTTACTTCAAACCGGAGTGCGGGAAAGACAACTTATTTCAGCAGACTGTGCATAAACAGATTTCTTGATAAAGGCGAAAAGTTTGGACTTATTTACCGTTATAATTATGAGCTTGATAACGTGGTAGATAAATTCTATAAAGATATAGGAAGTTTGTTCTTCACAGATCATACTATGACATCAAAAAGACGGGCAAGTGGAATTTTCCATGAGTTATTCTTAGACGAAAAAAGCTGTGGGTATGCTATAAGTTTAAACAGTGCCGACCAGTTGAAAAAATATAGTCATTTATTTGCTGATATTTCTAGGCTAGAGTTTGATGAATTTCAAAGCGAATCTAATCACTACTGTCCTGATGAAGTAAGAAAGTTTATTAGTATTCATACGTCTATTGCAAGAGGTCAGGGGGAACAGGTTCGTTATGTGCCTGTGTATATGATAGCAAACCCTGTCAGTCTTATAAATCCATATTACACAAAAATGGAAATAAGTGCTAGACTTCATAAAGATACAAAATTTTTACGTGGCGACGGGTTTGTGTTAGAACAGGGATTCAATAAATCAGCAAGTGAAGCACAGAAAACTAGCGGTTTCAATCGAGCTTTTAAGAAAGACAGTTATGTTGGATATAGTAGTGAATGTGTTTATTTGAATGATAACCAGAGTTTTATTGAAAGACCTACTGGAAAAAATAAATACCTTTGCACTCTTAAATATAAAGGGTGTGAGTTTGGTATAAGAGAATTTACTGAGAATGGCTACTTATACTGTGATGATAGACCAGATCGCACCTTTGGCTTAAAAATCAGTGTAACTACTGACGATCACGAAATCAATTATGTTATGTTAAAACGTAACGATTTCTTTTTGAATAATCTTCGATATTTGTTTGAACGCGGTTGCTTTAGGTTTAAAGATTTAAGATGTAAAGAAGCCACATTAAGCGCACTTAGTTACTAGGTATATCTACTCATGCGATTAACATTGAGAACATAGGATAGCACTCTTGAAAGTATAGAGCCTGTGTTACTTGTCGTTTTCGCTGAACGCAATGATTAACACATGGGTTATAGATATAAATAAAACAGAGGGTAAGAACTTAGTTCTCCCTCTGTTTTTTACTATTTTACATATAATGAACCATCTTGATTAAGTCTAGGTGTTACACCTTCACCAGATCCTATATACCAAACGTTTGTATCAGGATCTTTAAATGTAAATACAAAAGCTGAACCACTATTAAGTATTATGCTATACTCAGTTTTTTCAGATGTTACTTTGTTACCAGGCGTACACCCTGTTAATGCAAAACAAAATAGCAATAAGCATATAATTTTCTTCATGTTTTTTACCTCATTTCATATGATGTATCTACCAATAGAACGCCACCACGTATCCTCTTTGGTCGTAATTTTCCGGGTACTTTCAATCCTATTTTAAATGAACTATAATCACGTTTAATAGGGTTGTTATATTCGTCAAATAGAAATTCTTTTTCTTCATCACTCCATTCTTTATTTATATCAGCATCACCTGACAGTGATAATTCAAATAAATCTTTGCAACGTTTTGGCATACCTGCACACTTTATATTGTTGTATGGTTTTTCTATTGTGTCTAGGTTTTCTGCAACTACGTGTTCAATGTAAGTTTTCTGTCTTGTAAATATTGCTTTATCCCAACATGATTCCAATTTCCAACAACAAAAGTTTTTATCATGTACTTTGATTCCAACTATTTCTTCTGGTGGTAAATCACAGTGTATGCTGTCTGTATCTGCATAAATAAAACCGGGGTTATCTACACCATGATAATTCGCTTGTGCTGCTCTGATAGTAAAGTTTCTTGCATAACTTGTGATAGCTGAACCAACAGGAATATACCCTGCTTTCTTGTTTGATTCTGTAACAGGTAAAAATCCAATTGTTTTATCATCTTTCACATATGCCAGTTTGAACGATGAATCTTTACTAGATGCCATTTTTCCATAAAGATTATTAAGAAAAAGTTTAGCCAACTCACGCAATGCACCTTTACTAACAAGCTTCTGTTGTTTGTACTTTTCAATGTATTCATCAAAGATACCTGTTAAGGCGTAAAACCAACAGCCATCAAGTATTTCAAAATCAACTAAATCATAGTGATCTTTCAACAACTGGTAATCTGTCATTGTCAAGACTAATTCAACCCTTGTATCTCTTAATATGCCGTCCTTATCTTTATAGAATGAAAAGTAAGAATCTGTTTTACTGTCATAAATATCTGACGATTCCAGTGCTTCTGTGCCTTTATATAAGTAAGAACTTTTTATCTGTATAAATGGTAACTTATCTTTCTTGATATAAAATCTTGTTTTAACTCTAACAAAATAATACTTATTATCTGCTATAGCTTCGTCTGGAATATAGTTTCCTTTCCAGAAACAAGGTTTACCAATAGGATACCTGTTCCCAGATTCAGAAGACATCATGGACGGGTACAGTGAATTTACGTCAGCCGTAGTTCCGTTTGTTTTTATTTGGTTCTCTTTTCCTTTTACTAAATAACACCAACCACCTCGATATGATTTTCTTATATAATCACCAGCGTTTTCGTATGTATATTCTGTAGGGTTAATACTCACATTATATACGTCTGGAAACATTTCCTTGTACTCTAACTGATTCTTGAGTGATTTCTTACATATATCTTTGTATTCTTCCAAACAACAAGAACCTATTGTCAGCTTATCATGCCCCTCATTGAACATAATTTCAAGTGCTTCTTTAACAACAAGGACATCATTAGCAATATATTCTTTTTCACTGTCTGATATCTCACACCCTGCATATCGAAAACCTGTGTATTCCATGTCAAGCTTCTTATGCTTTGTACCAAAGTTATCACCAATTCTTTTAACACTAAATGGTAAAAGCTTTAGTGAATCCCTTATTTCAATAAAGTGGTTATTTACTTTTATAATAATGGTATACCACATTCCTTTATCTGAAATACTATATTTAAAGGTATTGTTTTCCATAAATTTTTCCTGCAACCACTCTACCTCATTTATAGCTTCGCCTGTTTTTCTGTATGCCTGTTTGAACCCTTTATCTACCATCAAATATGATAACCAAAACGATCCATCAAACTTTAAGTTGTGATAATAGGCTACAATATTGCAATCTTGCTTTAAAAAGTAATTAAACTGCTCATCGATTGAGTGAAATATACTGACATCTTCTGTGAATAGTTCTACCGAAGCTGATGCCCATACCTCTGTGAACTCTTGTCCTTTGTAAACAGTTGTTTCGAAGTCACACATAAAATATCTGTATTTTTTAATCTTCAATGGTATAGCCTAACTCGTTAAACTCGAAGGCATCAGCTAAGTCCATTTTATACTGGTCACTTGCGTTAGGTAGTGCATTTATAATTCCTGTAGCATAATCTTCCAATGCTGATTCACTGTCATACTTACTTTTATTCAAATAGTAATGTAAATCTGGTGTTGACATGATAGCTTCTACTACATCATCTATACCTTGCTGTGTGATTAACTGGTTAATTAAAGAAGTAACTTTATCAGCTATCTCTTTAGGATAATGTGATATGTTATTTTTTATGTCTGCTATTACTGTCCTATTAAACATTCCGTCGTCACCGACTTTTAAATCACCATTTTCGTTAAAGTTCTGAGGTGTTTTTGGAATTGGAATGGCTTCACCTTTTAAGAAATCCGATGTTACCTTTTTCAACTCATTGGTGTAACGAGTTAACTCTGCACCTTTTATTCCTTGCAATTTTAGTTCTCTTTCTGTCGGGAAATACAGTTCGGTTATAAGTCCTTTTTTGTTTAATCGTCTTATGTAGCTGTTGATACGGTTTCTGTTACGTGTATACGCTGATACTTTCTTTTTCTTTTTTGCCATGAAAAATCACCCTCTTGTCTAAAAAAGCGTGTACCGATTAAAGTACACGCTGTTAATATTTATTGGTTACTTAAGACTTTCAACGTCTAACTCACAGTTAATAAAGTCACGACCTGCTTTCGTCTTGCCGGATGTCTTTACGATTGTAAACGATTTACCTTTCATGATATTTGAAATATCGCGAATTGAACGTTTGAACGTTGAAGATTGACAGGAATATACTTTCTTTTCTGGTGTAATTACTGAAAGGATATCAGCGATTTCACCCGTGGACTCTTTGGTGTCCTCAAATGTCAGAATACCGTCAACTGTAATGTGCGTACCGTCCGGCACATCTTTCATTGAAATGATTGACGGTGCAATCGTCATAAGATACTGCTCAACTTCTGTAAATTCTCTACTACATTCTTTGATTTCTACCATATTCTTTTACCTCTTTCTTTTTTCTGTTATTCTGTTACGTTTTCTTTTTTCTGTTATTCTGTTACGTTTTCTTCTGATGATGTTCTCGGTGGTAGGACTTTCGCATGTTCAATGAACTCCTGCTCTGACATACCATAGAGTGTTTCAATTTCTTCCTTATCAACTACGTGTACCGGTTTCAATGTCTCAGTCTCAAGAACCTCTTTTACTTTCTTAAGAAGTGTTTCATCATCCTTATAGGTACGTGGAACTACTGCAATCATATTACAAGGTTCTCCTGTCTCGATGTCTAAGCACATTACGTTAACTTTTGTTGTGGTAATCGTTCTTGTTACCATTGGTACTCTTGCCATGTTTTTCTTCCTCACTTTCTTTATTTTTTAAACGTCAAGATATAATTTAGTGCTATAAAGCACTAGAGCAGGTGGCAGGGTTTGAACCTGCTTCGCGTAAATGAGCGATGAGAGGATTATTTAAGATTTACGCATTTTTTACTATTAAACTACACCTACTAAGGGGGTAGGCGGTATAGAAGGTTAGAAACTATACCACCTATGGCAAACGTAACTTGGATATTTTGTGCATTTCCTTGCTACAATTATATAATAGCATATACTGGGACGAATGTCAAGTATTTACTTGAATTTTTTTCGAACAAAATACTTATCCAAAATGAACTGCTTATACTGATTTTTAATAGTATCTGCTATAATTTTAGCTGTCATATATGAACTAGCTCGCAATCCGATACGTGGTATAGCTGTATGCCAACATAAACAGTGATTTACATAGATGTCTACCACAAGAGTACCGTTTACAACTGTTACTGATACATCGTCCTTGATGTCCTCTTTAATCATTTCCTTTACTAACTTTACATAGTGTTTACTCATTTTTGTTCCCTCTTTCTTTCTGGTTTTATTTTTGATTAGTTTCTGTACCTTGTAGGTACTAATGGGCGAACAGCGTTGAAACTGTAATCGTGCCAAACCACGCGCCCTTGTTAGTTTTGACTAACTTTATGAATTCTTAGAATATGTAAATTGACTTGATGAAGTCTAACCGTAATGTACGCTTACCATAATCTTGCTTGATTATCAGTACACCAGAATCAAGTGAAAATGAGTCTGTTACAAAACGCTCTGAATCAGAATCTTTAAATTCTACCATTATACACACCGTGTTTGACTTTTTCATGCTAACTCTCCTCACTTTCTTTTTTAGCACTTCTAGGTGGAAGAACTGTAGCGTATCTGATAAAGTCCTCCTCTGTCATTCCGAGTAGTAAATCCTCTACAGTGGTGGTGTTGATGTTAACCAACTTGAATGTATCGGTCTGGAAAAGCTTCTGGAGCTTTTTGAGTAGAATTTCATTAGTGTCGTATGTGCCACCAATAGTGTACTCAAGAATGCGCACTTCTGCTGTTGTGACGTCAATTGTCATAACTTCTGCTGTTGTCTGTGTTACTGTTCTTGTTACCATTTTTTCTCTTGCCATAGTAATACCTCTTCTTTCTATTGTAGTGTTGTTTGGTTTCTGCACCTGACTGGTGCTAAAGGGTGTACAGTGTTGAAACTGTAATCGTGCCAAACCACGCGCCCTAGTTATTATAACTCATATCCCTGTTTTATTGCATATGAGAGAGTATAATCGTTTACAAATATTATTTCTTTAATTTCATCCTCTGTATAAACAGAAGGCTCGTTATCTTCAAGTATTATTACTCTCCCACATGTGAACTTTATAGTATCACACTCGTCAAACTGTAAATAGCGACCGTTGTTAAACTTTATAAATATACTCATATTAACACCTCATTATATTTCTCGGTAGGTTACACGTTCCTTACATCCATACGTACCACGCCCATAGTCTTTATCGAACTTTGAAATGTGTTGTGCTGAAGTATTTGTGTACCCGTAAACTCCTCGAAGAAAGTCATAACATGTGTCAGTGCTTTTCTCGATAAGTGCTACAACTGTATTATAGCTCCTTAATACATAGAAATTAGATGTTTCGTATACATACGCTTGGCAAGTTCTAAGGCGTTTACCGTGATGCAAAACACTTCCTTTTATTTCCTCATTATAACGGTCAACAGCCAGCAAAACTTCCTTATTAGCGTCAATCTGTGCTTTTTTACTCATTCTCACATTGTCACACCTCTTTCTGTTTAACTATTCTCTTGACATGTTTCATATAATAGTGACCATGCCTGGTTCAACTTTTCATTGAAAAATTGTTTTCCACATTCATTTTCCATTTTCGTTGTCAAGTCAAAAAGTTTATCTTCCAATTCCTTAATCGTTTCAATGTTATCCATATAGAATGCTTTTCTAGTTTTCATATTGATTTCTCCTTTCCTTTCTTTGTACCTTTATTATAGCACAGGTACTGTCACTTGTCAAGTACTTGTGTGCAACTTTTTTGGGGAAACTGGGGAGAGGGTTTGAACTTTAATGGGGCAAA